GTAAAATATACTGTCTTTTCTTCTTCTACAAGATAATTTTTAAATGAACTAATCATAATTTTTTATTCGCTCTTATTCCATTCTTTAAATTTAAGAATTTTAATTTCATTGACTTCTTTACTACAACAACTACACTCTGGGCCACAGTTGCAAGTATCATCACAACTACATTCCATTTCACAATTACATCCTACGGACTCCATTGCACCTTTTCTTCGTCTTGAATTGCGGTAGTTTATCATTTCCCCTTGTCCAGGTCGATAATCTACTAAGTATAAATCTTTGAATGAATAAGTATCTGCCATTTATATTCTCCTGGTTTATTCCATTATTTATTGTCGGGTTGCAGTGTTCCAACCTTTTAAAATATTAGATGAAAAGTTAGCGAATGAGAATTCCATTCTGTCAACAATTTTCACCGCATCACCACCAAGTTTATCGATTGCAACATAACCTTCTTGACCAGTTGTTCGATAACCTCTATTAGTTTTTAAAAACGTTTTAGTGTTATTAAGCTTACCTAATATATTTATAAGTTTTAATTTCGCTAATACTATTACCTTTTGTAACTCAAAAAGGTTCTGTAAACTCTTTTTATTTGAATCTGAAAAGAATGTTAATAATTCTTGTAGTGCGGCATCTTTTCTACCTTTACCTGCAGGTGTTTTTAACTTATCAATTTCTTTTTGGTACTTTTGATTAATATATTTTATTAAACTAGCAACTTGTATCTTTGTATCGCTTACTACTACACCTTTTCTAACATATGTATTATTAAATGTTTCTATTGTTTGTGCTAGAGTTTGATTCTTTTCTAGTTCACGTAATGTCGAACCAGATACTTTATTAAATAAAACACCAGCCTTAGATAAGTAACTATTTACTTCATCAGTATCTTTAGAACTCATTGTAAAGTTAGTCATATCTCTTAACATAGCATCTTGTTGCCAAACTGCTGATGATTGTTTTAATTTCGAAACTTCAACACCATAAGATGCTTTCATTGTTTCAAATGAACTGCCAGTATAAGTTGTATGCCATACTATCCCAACTTTTGCTTTCTTAATTGTTTTTGCCATATCTGTATTCGCAGGTATAGCATAGACTATAGTATTAGGATGGAATGTAACATACTCATTCCCTTTAATCTTTTCGGTACTAATATCACTTGAATCAAATAAGAAATCCCCTTGAATAACATCTTTAATTCCTAGTGTAGAGAAATGTTTAAGGGCTAGCTTTAGTTTTTTAGCTAGAGAGCCCGAAGTATCAGCATCAATATCAGCATCTGTTTTATATACTTTAGGATTCTTATTGAAGATACCTTTTTTAGCTACAAAGAATTTACCATCAGTTGGGTCAGTACCAGCAAAGACTGCAGGTGCTCCATCCCATTTTACACTAACAGAACCATCATGTTCGCCTGATAATGAATCTCTTAGAGACCTTAAGGCTAGTATAGCTTCTCTAGTTCCATTAACACCACCATAAAGAACTTTATCCTCTATGTGCGTCATATGTGTGTTCTTTTGTTCTGTTATAAAGTTATTAAAGTTTATCATCACACCTTCTTCTCTGCTTTAGCTAAGTCTGTTTTGTATTTATTATAGTAATTTTCTGTAATTTTATTTCTCGGCCAGATTACAACACGAGCTTTCAGGAATCCGCCTTGATTTAGGCCCTGAGAAGCAGATCTCATCACAAACAACATAGGTTGATATGGTGCTTTTGTAGGGAACTTATCCTTTGAACCCGGGAGAGAGGGGTTTAGCATAGTATGATAAGAACCATCAATAGTATAGGCATTACCTTCACCAGCCTTTTTAAGTATAATATTGCCGTCAACCAGAATATGTGCGTTGTCCAATCCTGGTTTACCAGAATTGTAGTCCTTACCGAACATAACCAAACCTGAGATATTATTATCAGAAATAGGTATCGCGAAGTTGGTGCCTTTTCTTACATCGTTAAAGGAGTACATACCTGCTTTATTAGGTTTTGCACCATATACGTTCTCTAAAATAAGGTCGACATTAGAAAGGAACTTATTGATGTAATCGTTTGAAGTGCCAGTGACGATACGGCTTTTTCTGCTATTCTTTAGGTATCCTAAGTCGTTAGTAATACCACCGTATTGTTGGAAGTCTGCAGCCTTTGTGCCAAGTTTATGGGATACCCAGATCTTATCTTTGCCTTTATATGTAAATGCCATATCAGCTTTTGGTCGACCCTCGATTTGACGGAACTCATCAACCTTATACTCTTTGGACCCAAGTATGACGCGAATATGGTCTTCTTCTATATCTTGAAGTAATGCTTGGATAGCCTGAACTGTCCTGATAGTTTCTTCTGTTTCTTGTTTTTCGGTTTTGTCAGATTCCGATACAATATGTTTTGGGTACTTGGCTGCAACTAATAAAGCGAACTTAACCACGATTCCTATCTTACTATTAGCTTTATATGTTGCTGGATCTAATAGTTCTATGTTGCTCGTTTTGAATGATGCTTTGAAACCATCAGGAAACCCTTTGATGGATTTAATAGAACCTCGACCTATCCTATATGCTATTGATTTAGAAAGAACATATACTTTAGGATTCGTCTTAATGATAGATTCAAAATGCTTAAATGCCTCAAGCGAAGTATCATTTTGTGATGCTTCAATATCAGACACATTTTTTTTAGCGAAGGCTATTACATCCTTGATGTCTAAATCATTATCAAACTTAGCTTCAGAAAGGTACTTTAATTCATATGTACTAAATTTTTCTAACATCTTAGCAAAAGACTGGTTAGTCATATTTTGTTTAAAACTTTCCACAAACACCTCCATGTTGTTATACACTATTTATAACTTTTAATATACTATAGATTTATATAGAAGTAAAGTCTTTATTATAAAAAAGAGGTAGAAAGTTTAATAACCGTTTGGAACGATTACATAATGTATCATTAATACAACACCGACACTTGCCCCTAATCCAATCATCATTTTGAAGAAGTCTTTAGTTACAAGTGGAAATACTGTTTTAAACTTTTCTTTGCCTGTCATAGTTGCCATAGCAAGTTCTCGACCACATAGTAGTCCTACAAACACCCATGTGGTACTCATTGGAATGTCGTTTAGTTCTTTGAAGAAGAATAGTATTAAAAAGTAAACACAATCAATGATAGTAGCACTACGAACATATCTAGTGTTGTGTTTTTCAATAACAATGTTTTGTATCTTTCCTCCACCTTCACGGAACATGTATCCTAGCCCTATTACAAATACAAGACTTATTAGTATCATTAGATCCCATGGTATCTCTCTTGGTAAGAATACTGCGATGTTCGCCATGTCATGTGATAACCAAGTAAACCATAGGAAACCTGTTGTTATCCATTGTGCTATTCGCCATGCTTTCTTATGTTCTTCTTTGACAGGTTTTGCTTCGTCAAGAAGCTTAGTAACTCCTATCCAAATAATATATGCCGCAACTGCAGCCACTGCATAACCCATCATGCTTTTCATAAGCATCTTCTCTAATATAAATGTACTTGCGAAGGCACTTAATACTAAAAAAGAAGTACTAACTGGTACTCCTATCCTTGTAAGTATTAATAGTAATCCCGGTGCTGCCGCATGATACCATTGTATCTCTTGAAATGGAATTTTATTAAGTCGTCCATAACTGATATCACCACCATTCATGTACCATCCATACCACAAAGTATAAAGGAGAACTGCCGAAGCCGCTCCCCACATAATCTTCCAATTAATTTTTTCGTTATTTGACGCAATCCATGTACCTAATGTTTGTACACTATCGTTTGCAATTACTGAATAAGCCGCAAATAAGAAACCGATTGTCATCCATAAGGTAAGTGCGTCCATTTATATCTCCATTTATAGGATTAGAAAAAATCATCTAGACTTTGAGTTTTAGAAGAAGCATATGCTTTTTGCCATTGGACTCTTACTTCTTTTCTGGTACTTGTACCTTCTTGAGTAACCCAAGACGCATTTTCTTTTTCATATTGTTTTACTATATGCGGGAAATGTTTTATTAATTGTATTTGACTTTCTTCTTGTACAGAATTATCTCTATGTACTGAATTACCACCTGCGATACCATGCTTATGGTCAAATACCCAATCATGTAACATTAAATTTTTATGTCCTTTACTAAACATTGCTAGTAGAACATAGAAGTCTTCAAGTATTTTCGCTTTTGTATTCTCATCTTCAAGAGTAGTAAACCTTACACCTTCATCTTGTATCATTTTAGAATTGATACCATAACATGAATAAGACCGAACAATCTCACTACGTGATTCTTTATATAATGTATTAGAAGATTTCGGAGAGGGTCCAACCCAAAAGTAAGTATCTAGTTCTTTTTCAATTTCATCAAACATCTGTTGATACTCTGAAGCATCTGTAAGTTTAACATGTTTTACTGTATCTCCGCCATAGACTCTTTTCATGAATACGCATTGGTCATCCATAATCAAAACTTTCTCACCAAGTTCCATACATGCTTGTCTAACTCCTGGAATGAATAATTCACCATCAAACTGATGAACATTCATAGTAGGGTTTGCTTTTTTAAGCATTTCACCTCTACCACTATGAGTTGCTACAAGCACTTTCTTTTGGATTTCTACAGGTAGATTATTATAAGCTTTTTGATTATCTTCTCTTTTAAAGGTAGGAATAACTATTATCATCTTGGGGCCTCTGTTCTTGGGATCGTATACTTATCTCCAATTACACATGGAGTTTTAACACACATAATACTGCAGTCTTCTTTGAAGATAGGATCTACTATAGTTCCTGGATGTACAACAAAGATATCACCTTTTATATATTCTATATTATCGATTTCAATAATACCTTCGAATACAAAATTATATTCAACTGCTTCCTGATGATAATGTTTTTCCCATACTTCACCTTTAATATGTGTTTTAACAGAACACTCAAACTCATTTGTTTTAAGTAAAGATGGTTCAAAGTTTCCCATGAACCATCCACCTTTAAAATCTTCGATACGATACTTTGTAATCATACTAGAAGAAACTGTCTAGAGATGATTTTTCTACATTCGCTTCTGGGTGATATTTGGTTAAAGCTTCATTTCCCATAGTAGAAGTTAAATAGTCATACCATTCTTTGTCACCCCACATACTAGGAGAAACACCATTCCAGTATTCTTTCCATAGTTTATGTTCTTTATTTAATCTACGATGGTCAACATAGTTTTTACGACACTGCTCATATTCCCAAGAACCTAAGTTAGCCATATCTTCTCGGAAATAAAAAATCAAAGACATTCTTAAGAAATTCTCTATTCCACTATCAGGTGGGGCTATAGGAGTATTAGCATGTATAATACGCATGTTATCAATAAGTAACAAGTCGCCAGGTCTACAGTTAATTGCGGCTCTTACTTCTGGTGTAACTAAATATCCACCTTTCCAATCCTTACCATCTTTTGTAACAACAGTTAGATTAGAGTAACCAGCATTAAGAGAACCAGCATCACGATGACATGCCATACGAGCATTCCTATCACCAGAAGTTGTATTTACTGTAATAGTAGTAAATGTTGTATCTTCACCAATAAGGAATTTCTTATCCATTTTCTTAGCATAAGCATATTGTCTTTCCCAGCGAATAGGTAACATTCTTTTGAATTCTGTTTCAAGTTTTCGAGCAAATGGATAACTCTTCTCAAACTTCTCTCGATTATGGTCAACATAAGCTGTCGCACGTCCATATGGAATACGAGGATATCTACCAAAGAACCCAGCAATCCCAGACCAAATAGCTGTAGCATAAGACGTATCGGATATATATTTCTCTTTTACAGTCTTAGCACTATTTTTTGCTTCTTTAACACTCATTGCGTCCAACTCATCCATTAGAGTTCCAAAGAATGTAGAGTATTCACCATATTGGTCTTCAACTTGTTTTCTTAACCAAACAGATCCACGATTATCTTGAGATCCAGATGCATGTTTCTCTTTAATAGACTCTAGAGGGTTAGAACCATCAACTGCAGCCGGTTGACCTTTAATATAATAATCTAATACATCTGATTGATAAGGTGATACCCAATCTCTTTTTCCACTAGTTCCACCTCTTGGACCGGCAGCATGACCTCTATTATTAGATTCACCTGCGGCATCATACAAACCTTCAAAGCAACCAGCTTGTTCTTCTTTCGTAAAAACATTCTTACGAAATTTAAATGCGACATCATCTTCATTGAAGTTACTATCGCTTGTTACTGATGTGTTTGGTAAGTAGAAGTCTGTGTCTTTATCAATAAGTATATCATAGGAATTATCATCCATATACTTACCTAAAGAACTATCCTCGTCTATAACAAATTGAGCGACATAGACATCTTGCCCTTCATCGCCTATACTCTTTTGCCATTTACGTCCATTAATTTCAATAATTTCCATTTTCAATATCCTTCATAAACTTTCATAATTATATTATATAATATTTAGTGTGTAAAGTAAATAGTTTTTTTAACCTTTTTTATTATCATATTGAGGGAAGTCTGCTATTTTATAATTCATCTTCCTTGATACTGCATAAGGTTTATGTATACAATTGCCTATATATTTAAAGTTTTTAGATACGATTGATGGTGTGACATGGTTGTACTCTGTTTTAATATTAGTATCATTTTGCTTGCAATAAGTTGTTACTTCTTCAGCATTGCCATACACTAATTCTTCATTTTCTAATTTAACTATCTTTTGTATTTCTTGCATATCAATCCATTTTATATTTTATTTTATCGCCTGTTACACTTAACAATACAGTTAAGTCAGTGCCAAAAGAAATAATACACGCAGAGCCATCCCCAAATATTTCTACTACAGTGTATGCAGATAAATCTTCGGTAGCATAAATTGCTAATGTTATTTCATGTAACATCGCATTAGTACCATAGACTAATGACTTACCCGTAATGACTATTACTTCTTTCTGACTTCGAAGTATATCATCTAAGGATATTAACTCTATTACGCATTGAATTGGTTTGGCTGTATTTAGAATTTCTAATCCAGGGTATTGTTCAACTTCTGGAAGTTTCTCAATTTCGAATGAATGAGAATAACTTGTTAAAAATAGAAAGGCTGTAATAATTGTAAATAATTGTTTCATTGTTTTATCCTGATAGATAAGCTGGAGAGTTGACTCCAGCTTTCCATTAGTTGTACTAGAAACTCAAAGATATTCCTAGTGTTGTTTCAGTATGAGCGAAATCTGTATCAAACTCATTGTTTGCATAAAAAGATACATTCTCCCCTATCGGTTGAGAAAAGTTTACGTCATAACTATTAATGTCGAATTG